TTGGGATTACCAAGATATATGTTTTCAGACAAATGTTTGCCTCCATTCCCATATATCATCATTAGTTTCTTCGGTGAGAATCATTGATCGCCCATCTTTATCAATGTTTAAATCTCGTGGATAACCACCCTGACGATTACCACTTATAATTTCAACATAAGTTCCACTAATCCCAGTATTTATTTGCCAAGGAGTTGTTAGTTTATAGTGTCTAATATAATCACCGTCTGATGTGGCTACATACATATCTTTTCCATTTGGCATAATTCCTACGCCTCTAGGGGCATTCATAACAGCTAGGTATCCTACGTAATCTATACTATGAGAATTTACAAAATAAGCTGGAAATTCTGATCTTACTGTATACTGACGAATTCTATCATCACTAGCATCACAAATATATAAATGTCTACCATCAGAACTCCAATGCATAGAGTCAAAATCACCATTACCTTCTGTATCCATTGTATGCCACCCATTTTCAGAAGTATATAAATCTCCTGGAGTTAACATTTCTGCTCTATACACTCCCTTTCTATTTGTAGCACCAGACTCAGCATCTAAAATGAATAGGTAATCATCACCATTAGGTCCAGCAAAACAACATCCCCGAAGATAATACATCTTTTGTGGTAATTGAGTAGAAGAGTAGTAGCCACTATAAGAATTATCTCCAAAAGTCTTAGAACTCCAATCATATCCTGTCGCAAAGTTTAACCAATATACTCTATCATTAGTAGCTACAGCAGCTAATTGTGTTCCATCAGAATTCCAAGAAACTCCCGTAAAATCGCTACTACTGCTGACCTGTGAACTACCCACCAAAGTCTTAGTACCTGTAACATCCCAAGCAGTACTAAATTCATAAACTCCAACATATCCAGATGAATTTCCAAATGCATATTTTGTACCATCAGGTGAAAAAGCAAATCCATAATGTTCAGAACTCTTAACCCATGCACCATAATAAGTGCAATTACTCAAACTAATATCCCATGCAGTTGTCAAATCAATCCTATGGAGATCATCATTACCAGTACCAGTTATGAAAAGTTTAGACCCATCAGGAGAAAAAAATAAATCTCTTGGAACTGTCTCAATATTACCAGAACTTCCATCCATACTTGAAGAATTGAAAGCAAGTTCAACAGGACTTGATTTTGTTGTGGGATCCCAAGGAGTAGTCATTGTCCATTGCATTACCCTATCATCATCATAATCTATTAAATAAAATTTAGTTCCATCAGGTTTTATGAATAGTCCTTCATTATCCGTACCATAACCAGTTCCAGTACCATAAACATTAGTACTTTTAGCATCACCAGAAAACCTAGCAACTTGATACCAATTAGTATCACTAGGTAATCCAGTTTGATATGCTAAGTAAAATGGATATTTAGTCTTTAATTGAAATAAGTCATCATAATTGGTTGATCCAAAAGTACAATATGTCCCATCAGCACTCCAAACAAATGAAAAAGAACTAAATGCTCGACTTCCTGAGTCGAAATTAATTTCATACAAATACGTTTTAGTACTCAAATCGTAAGGAACCTCTAATTTCCAATGTTGTACTTTATCGTAATTAGACACATAAAAATGGTTACCATCAGAACTTATAACTGCACATTTTGGTTCAGTCTCACCTCCAGCCGTCATGGGATTAACTACCTTAGTGACCAACTCCCAAGAACCAATACTCCTCATAGCATTATATTGCATCGTTCTTGAATTATGATCAACCATTCCAATAGGAGTATGTTGTGGTAAAAAACCCCAATTCATACTACTAGCAGTAAGAGATGAACTCTGAGTTCCTATTCCAATTACTCCTCTTTTTCCTATCATTATACTATTTCCTCATATCCAACAGCAATATCTATATCATTTGCAACTGATACTTGAACTTCGATTCTATGCCCCTCTTCCAAATAAAAATAAGTTTCTTTTGATGATACAATTTGAGTTGTTTGATTTAAAACTGTAAAATTTTTCGCAATATATGAAGTGCTTCCTGCACCAATAGTATTTGCAATAGATACATTTAGAATAGCATCACTTGCTGCATCTATATTAGCAGCAAAAATACTATTAACTTTATAAACTTTATTGCTATCTTGCAAATTCGTCAATACAAATACTTTATCAGTCGTACTAATAGTTTGGAATGCTGTCTTTCCAGTAATAGTTGTTGGACTTTTTAAATTAGGTGCAGTCATTATTATCCTCCTGTATGGTTATTTATTAGAAAATCATGGACATCATTACTGAACTTGCCTCAGAACCGCCACCAGATGAAACAGTAACAGTAGCAATACCAGCAGATGGATTTGTAAAAGTAACTGCTATTCCAGTTCCAGCAAAATTGAGAGTACTTACACTATTTGCAGTTCCTACTATTATATCATCTTTTCTTATAGTTAATCCAGCAATAGCATTTGCAGGTGCAGCAGCTTCCCAAGTAGGTGCATTACCAGATCCATTTGATTGAAGAACTTGTCCTGCGGTACCAGTTGAAAAGGCTTCAGTAGCATTATTTCCAGTTTGTATTACTAATTGTTGTGTTGCATTGAATGATAAATCAGTTGCAGTAGAAGCGTTACCATTTATAGTACCACTAATAGTTCCACTAATATCTCCAGTAATAGTGACACCCGAAGAAGTAGTTTTTAATCTTTCTGTTCCTTGATGATATAATGTTATTGATCCATCACTTACCTTTGCAGCAGTTGTTCCAATACCAGTTGTTATGAATAAATCTCCAGTTCCTTCTTCATTTATATAACTTTGACTACCGCTATGGAATATTTGTAAATCACTAGTTCCATCACCAGCAGTTCCAAATACTGCTTTAGCACCATCATTAAATTTTAAAATTGATGCTGATTTATCCCACATCAAATTATAGGATGAACCTTGAAATATTACATCATTAGCAAATGCTCCAGACGCTCCAGTAAAATCAAGAGCTGTTGCACTCATAATTCCAAGAACTTGAACTCCTGCATTAGTAGTTTTTAGCTTTAAATCTCCATGATAATAAAGATCCGTTTTACCAGGCGTTGAATCTCCAGCTGTTGCTATCCCTAGACTACTTATTCCAGCAACTATTAAATTGGCAGTTGAACCACCACCATCGGTAGTTAATACATCAGTTAAATTTGCTCCACTAATAGCAGGTAAAGTGCTAGGAAATCTATCATCTGGTATGGTTCCTGAAGATAAATTATCTGCATTTAAAGAACTTAGATCAATAGTCTTATAAGTTTGATCTCCTGAAAGGAATGTCGTACTATCTGCTGTTCCAGTTCCTAGTCTTGCAGTGGGAACAGTTCCAGTATTACTTGACTGTCCTAAATTAAGATTAGTTACATTTGCACCATTTCCTGTAAATGAACTAGCAGTAACAATTCCAATAAATGTAGCATCACCATCTGTAGTAACTGTTGCAACTCCAGCAGTTATAGGTCCAATATGAATACCACTTCTAGCAGTAACCATTCCAACAGAATCAACACTAGTTACATCTTCATAAGTTAATGTTTGTCCTACAGAAATATTATTGGCAGTTATTTGATCTACAACAATGCTTGGACTACCAGTAAGTCCTTGAGAAATTGTCGATATACCAGCAGTACCAGCATAGGTTGATATGCCAGCATCAGTAGCATAGGTAGCAATACCAGCACTACCAGAATAAGTTGATATTCCTGCTGTAGTTGCATATCCTGCTGTAGTTGCAGTATTTGCAAGAAGAGCAGTTGATGCTATTCCAACTATTGAAGTTGCTGTTATAATACCAACATTTAAATTTTTAGTAGTTGAATTTCCTCTTCCTAATACCTCATCTAAGGTTGATGTTTCTGCTGTAAGATATGATAAATTATTAATCGAACCATCAGCCATCAAAAATTGACTATTAGTTCCACCTTCTTTTTTGAATGTGGTTGCAGTAATAATTCCAGCAATATTAGCATTACCTTCTATCCATAAAGGTGTTTTTGCGTTATTTGTTCCAATACCAACCCTACCAACTACTTGTAAAGCCGTCTTTAATTCACTATAATTGGGTAGACCAATTACAATATCTTTAAATCTATTGCTAGTATATCTTGCCATTTTAATTTAATGTCTCCAGGACACTTCCTATAAATTTAACATCAGTAGCATTATCAGCTTTCAATACCATAACATCACCAGATTCCAAAACAAGTTTACCTGAAAGAAGATTTGCAGAATCACTTGATGCTATTGGATAATCCTTTAATATCTCTGTAACTACGTCACTACCATCAACGGATCTTTTATGTGAGAATGATACTGTACGAGTTGCTGCACCAACATTGGTTGCAGATGCCAAAAGTACAACACCAGAATAACCAACTGGAGCTGTATAAATTCCAACTGCACTTGTAGGTGCAATATGGGTAATAGTTTTGAATACATTAAGTGCTAATGCCATTTTCTTAATCTCCTCCTAGTGCTAAAATAAATGGTGTCATTGTTGAAAATAAACTCTTACTATAAGAATCTCCAGAAACGGTTCCAGTTTGTTGATTAATAACAACACCATCTCCAATTCTAAAATTACCAGTTTGGTCGGTACTTGTAAATATTGTCAATCCACCATTCTTATCGTATATTTCATTCTCCTGAATTGCAACACCACCTCGTGAAGGTAATGCATCGACCAATTCTACTCCAGATCCAATATATTGGAATGAATGACTTGATGCAAGTATTCTACTTTGTTTAAAGAATGGAACAGTTGAACCAATGCCAACAGCATAAGGAACATTTTCACTAATTGTAATTGTACTAATTCCAGCAGTAATGGGTGTTGATTCCGTTATAACGTAATAATCAGGTTTAGTTGTTAATGATGCAGTTGCACTACCAGAAACGGTAATAGAAGGTACTGATGTGTAACCTCTTCCACTTGAAACAATATTTATTTTAGTAAGTATTCCATTCGTAATCTCTGAATTTGCTGTTGCTTTTATACCCCAAGATTCTGATGGTGCATCAATAGTAACTGTTGGTGCGCTGGTATATCCACTTCCACCATTCGTTATAGTTATTGTATCTACTGATTTATATAATGTGTCAAAATAAACAACTTGTCCATCAAATGGTCTTATTACATCTATCTTTGCATTTCCACCAGAATCATAAGTATGTGCATATTTTGATACACCCACATTAGTGGTAAAAGATGTTGCGTTAGGAACAGATTTTACTTCAAATACATATCCAACATTACCATCAGGATAAACTTTATTTTGTAAAGGAACTTGACCAACATTAATTGTAAATGCTGTTGATGATGTTACAGTAACAGCAGTAGTTACACCTGCAATTGGATCCGATGTACGAGGATAAGGGTGAATTGTTTGATGATTATCTGCATCACAAGTGAATTTTATTGATTCATTATCAAGAGTAATTGTATCATTTGTTGACATTCCATGAGCAGAATCAAATGTTAATGTGAGAACACCTGTTGAAGGAACATAAGTTGCTCCACTTGGAGTCTTTTGATTACCAAATTGTGCGCCACCAGTAACATTAACTGCATTTGGTTCTGCCGATGAAAATATATGAGTTCCACTACCATAATTGCAACTAAGTGTCATACTAGAAAGAGTTACCCCCATCCCAACCTCAAATCCATGAGCACCACTAGTTGTTACTGTAGCAAGACCAGAAACATTATCATAAACAAAATTACTTATATTTTTAGTAGGAGTATCTAAATTTATCGCAAAAGTAGAAGAATTTGCTGCAGCTGCAGTAGATATAATTCCTGTATATTTTCTTAAACTCACACCATCAGAAACCATTCCATAATTACCGAAAGATGAGTTAGAGTTTGTTACATCACATTGTCCACCACTAATACAGGTAATACCAGTATCAAGATTCATAGTGAACATTGAAACTATCTGTGCGTAACCCTCATTACTAACTGAAACTCCTATACCATTTGAATTGTATTGAGTATATGAGTCAGTAACCATACCTTTAAATGGTCCTACTGATTTACTACCATCAACTTTCATACCAATACTATTCACAATTCTATTGGTACAAAATCTAATGTATGGTGATTGTGGATTATATTCTATCTTATCTGGATTAAATGCAACAGCAGCAATCCCTTCATTTACTGTTCCAGAAAAAGTTAATTCCTGCAACATAACTCCTGGTGCTACATGAAATAAATCTTTATCTGCATTTTGAGGGGAAATAGTTACTTCTCTCAAACTATCTCCAACTATACTAACTTGTTTTGGAACAACAATTGGATTATTTTCTACATAAACTCCAGCACTAACTTTAATAACAGATGAGTCTGTTGCAATTCCAACTGCTCCTTTGATCGTTGCTTTTGCTGTACTAATTTTAAGTCCGTTATTTGAATCGTTTCCGTCTTTTGTGACATAAATTATATTTGTAACTTGACCACCAATACCAGTAAGATTAGATCCATCACCATAATATGATGTTGCCGTAACTATACCAGCATTAGATATATTCCTACTATCATCTATGATAGTATTTCCAGATATTTTAATTGCCATTTACCGTCTTCGTGTATCCACTGGGTAATTTTAATTATTTAGTTGTTCTTTAAGTTCGTCTATTTGCTTCTGTTGATTCTTTACACATTCAATAAGAAGTCCAACTAATCCATTATAATTTACAGTTTTGGGATCACTACCATTTACTAATTCAGGGATGACTTCTTGTAGTTGATCTGCAACAACACCAAGAGATGGTCTATTATCTTTTTTCCAATTAAAAGACACACCCTCAATTTTCATTACCTTTTTTATAGGATCTTCAATTTGTTTTATATTTTTCTTTAATTTAATATCAGAAGTTGAATCAAAATCAATAGCAGTTAGAATTCCAGTATATTTTGCACCACCACCAGAAGCAACAACTTGCACATCACCAGAAGAAATTGAACCGCTATCTGGATTAAAAGTTATTGATGCTGTACCAATAGAAACTATTCCCGTAATTCTTGCATTACCATCAACTATTAGTTTGTTTCCAGGAAAATTACCAGATTCTATAACTGATGTACCAATACCAACAGAACCATTTGTCCAAGGTCCATCAGCACCCTCTACCCAAGAATCACTAGTTATATCTACATTTGCAAATTCAAATTTAGTTAATGAATGATTGTATTTTAAAAACTTACCATCATAAGCAGAAGCATTAGTTGCAATACCAACAACATCATCCAAATATTTTAAACGTGTTTCACCACCTCCACCAAGTGTTGATAATTGTTGTTGAATACGATTTATAAAAGTTCGGTAATGATCTTGAAGTTGTTGTGTAGTTACATATCCTTTACCTAAAGGAGTTAATGGATCTTCATTATCAATTGATGGTGGTTCATCCAATAATCCTTCACTAAGAATAGTTTGCTCATTAAATTTAGCAAACATTTCCTCAATATATTCAATTTTTTTAGAAAGACCATCATCTGCCTTTTTAAATTTAACAAAATTTACTTTAACTTTTTCATTTAATTCATTTTTAAATTCATCTATAAGTTTATTTTGTTCGTTTAGATGTGTTTCATTCTCAACAATATCTATTCTTAATTTATCTAATTTCTTATTAAATAATTCCTGAGAATCTTCAATTACATCAACCTTTTCTCCGACAATTGATATAACATCATTATTTGATTTAGAAATATTTTCCTCAAGTTCCTTATATTTAATTGAAGAACTTATTTTAAATTGATTGCTTACTTTGTCTATATTATCCTTTATTTCTTTAATTCTTCCTTCAAGTAAGAAGGAACATGCCATCATAGCTTCATCTAATTCCTCTTTAGCAAATTTAAATACCCTAATACTTTTAAGTTCTTCTTGAATATCTTCTATTGCATCAGAAAGTAATTCAAATTTGTTTATATTATTTTTATATGTTTCAAATGCATCAGAAAATGATCTCAACTGAGGTTGAACAATCAATTGATTAAAATTTTCTTCTACTGTGCTAACTTCTTTCTTGTGAAAAAAATCTGCTGGTTTCTTAAGTGCCATTATTTAGCTTTCATCAGACAGAGTATTTTAGTTATTTATTCTATTAGTAATCACTCAGTTCCAGTTTCTGGAATATGAGGTGAATTTGGATTATTCTTAGGATCTGGATCAAACCATTCTGAAGTAGTTAAAATTCCTAATATTTCTGAATGGTTATATGGACCAAGATATGTACCAAGACCAACTACAGATGTTGGAATTGAATCCCCATCCCATTTAATAAAAGTTTTTGTGCCATCAATTGATTTTCTTACTGTATTGATTGAATATTCACAAACCTCTTCAAAATTAATTTTTGATAATTCTGAAGAATCAAATATAACCCAATGTCTATTTTCGAATCTCATTTTTATTTTTATTATATAGTATTAAAAATTTTATGTCAAATGAATCTTATTAAAACGAGGACCACCTTCTGCATTATAATTTCGTTTTACTTCACTTGCTGTTAATGCTTTACCAGCATATATTCTCATAATAGATAACTTTCCATTAAATGCCCAAGAATAGTAGTAAGTTACTCCGACGTAGCAAACTCTACTCCCTCCACTAGTCAGACCCAAATCAGTCCAACCAGTGTAGGGATTATATGATCCTCCCGTTTGTACTCCATTATAATAAAGACAACTATGACATTTATTACTATTATCTGGATCTTTTCTTCTAAAAGTCCAAACCAGATGAACCCAAACACCCGTAAGACGGTTACTAGAACTCGTAGTATAACATCTATGCCAAGAATTACTCGTATTTCTCCAAGCCATTCCTTGATATCTGCTAGATTCCCATCCAAATAAAAATGCTTTGGTACTGTTAGATCCACCCCACTTTCCAATAAGAAAATCAGTTGAACTTATAGAATCAATCTTACACCACGCTTCTATAGTAAAATCATCCGTTTCCGAAGTTGAAAATGCAAAATCTGATGTTGATCCAGAACCATCAATAACTCCATAATCATTACTACCATCAAAATCCCAATAAGAATAATAATTACCTACTTCTAAATTTCTATACGTATATGAGGGTCTATTGATAAACCTTAGTCTATAATTATTACTATCTGCTCTAGGCCCTTTAACAAGATTATATGCATAATACGTACTATTACCAACGTCACCTGCTCCAGCATCATAGTGGGCAACTAAATTTTCTCTAACATAACCCAATTCATTGATGGGTTTTGATGATCCAGATACAGATGGAACTGATAATAATGGAGACATATCTATGTGTAATTAACTTTATTCGCAAACACAAGCCAAGTTGCATCATCAGTTTTTATTATATTGTATGAGTACATATCATAACCAGTAGCACCACCACCAGGAGGATGTCCACCTATCCATTGCTCTGCTACAGCACTACCATCTATTGTTAGTTGCTCATAAGAATCATTAGTATTATCAGTTACGGATATTATTACAACTGTAATTGAGTCTCCTACAGATAATTTTGAATTTAATGTTGTTGATGAATTATAACGAATATTTGGAGTTGCATCAGTAGTTTCAAGAGTTGAGAAATAATGTACTAAACCATCTTCAAGATCAATATCAGTAGCAGCACTTAATTTATTTGCAACTATATTAATTGTCTCTTTAGACATACCACTTAGATTCAACTGTCCAGTAACAGTAGTAGTACTTGAAGAAGTATCAACTAGTTCAATAGCATTTCCAGCAGAGTTTACTTTTAAAAGTTTATTTGCAGTGAATGATCCTGGTGTGTCACTCAAACCAAGAAAAGTAGAAGATCCTCCTCCACCAGAACCAGATTGATCCTCCCATTTCCAATTAGTAGATTCACTTGAATCATATACTAAAACTTTATCAGCACCAGGAGTACCACCAGCATTAATATGTTTCTCTTCTATTTTATCGTCTGCAATAGTTAATGCTGCAGAACCTGTAACGTCTCCTGTGTGAGTAGCATTGGTTACTTTAGATGTATTAGCAGCAATAGTTGTATTAATTGCATCCGCTAATTTATCTGTCGTGACAGCATCATCAGCAATCATATCAGTAGCAACTTGAATTTCTGATACTACACCATCAGCAGAACTACTACCTAATACACGATTAGCAGTAGCAACATTCTGTATTTTAGCATAAGTTACAGCATCATTAGCAATAGTTAATGCTGCAGAACCTGTTACATCTCCTGTATGGGATGGGTGAGTATAATTATTGTATGAACTATCGTGGTTATGACTAGATGCAGCGTATCCACCACTAGAATGATCTCCCCAACCGTATGCTGCATCCCAATTGCCAATTTTTGTATTAGTTACATTACTAGCATCATGTGTTGAATTTAAATATGTATTGGTATCTACACTACCATCTGCCTTTAGGAATTGTGTTGCAGTTCCACCAATGGTTCTAAACCTGGTTGCAGTCATAATACCAGTAGTATTAAATACCGCTTCAGTTCCAATTCCACCGATTGATTTATTATCTTTATCTACAAAATCTATAGTACCTCTAGATGATTTTTTAAGTTTAATCCTATTATCTCCAGTACCAATTTCTATTTCATCTAATCCAGTAATTGTTTTTGCATTAGGATCAAGAGTAATTGATGCAGCACCAATTGTTAGTATACCAGTAACACGAGCATCTCCATCAACTATTAAATCAGTAGTAGCTCCACCAACTACTACATTACCTATAGTAGTAATACCAGTTATATCTACATTATTAAATGTTGAAGTATTTGAAGTGTCTATTCCAGCAATACTTCCACCACCACCGCCACCACTAGCAGTAACAACACCATCACCATCTATTGACAATCCACTACCAATTTTAATTCCACCAAGAGTATCTGAAGCAGCTGTAGGTAAAGTATATCCACCACCAGATGTATCAGAACCTACCCATTTACCACTAGCAGAATTGTACTTTAAAAACTTATTATTAACTTGTGCAGTTGAAAGATCAATATCATCTAGATCTCTAATATTAACAGCACCACCGCCACCTATAGTGGATAATTGTTGTTGGATTCTTTGAATTAATAATCCATAATGCTTTTGGAAGTCCTCCATTGTTGCGAACTTCTTATCTACTGGAGTTAATGGATCTTCATTATTATCAGTAGCAGCAAGCATACCTAAAGATTTTTCAATTAAAGAAACATCTTCTAGTACTTCTTCTACTTCTTCTTCAAATTTTTCTTCTTCTATTTCTTCTTCAGCAACAATTTCTTCTTCTATTTCTTCTTCAGCAACAACAGGTTCTTCTATTATTTCTTCTTGTTCTTCTATTACTTCTTCAATTTCAACAACTGGTTCTTCTTCTTTCTTTTCATCAATATTTGAAAAGAAGTTCTCAAAAGCTTCAAGTTTTTTCTCTTGTTTTTTCTTCTTTACTACTTCTTCCTTTTTTATCTTTCCAAATTCCTGGAATAAAGAATCTAAACCCAAATCACCTACAATAGTATTGAGTTCTTCTTTTGCCTCTTCTAATTTTTCCTTTTTCTCTTTCTTTGATTTTGAGATTTCTGAGAAAAAGTCTCTTAAATCATCTGACATGATTTAATTCTCTCCAAAGAATAATAAAGGTTTAGTTGGATCTCTCCTTGTTGGGTTGTATGCTATTAATTTAGCATCAGGATATATTTTTCTTATTGCTTGTACTACAGAACTTCTAGTTGGACGTGTAAACACATCAGGAAAAAACATTTGAGTAAATATTGTTTTTCCTCTCCAGTTAAGAGTCACCCCATAAGTAGAACCTCTTTCCTGAACACGAAGATATGCTTCTCTAATTGATGTTTTAAATTGTCTATAATTCTTCATTTATCCATCCCCTTCTTTAGTAATTTTTGTAATTCTGCAGTAGACCCAACAAACAATGCATTATTAACAGTAGATGGTCCTTTCGCTTGTTCCTCATTTAAATTTTTCATCTTTAATTGTAAATCAATTAACTTATCAGTTGTGTCGGCAACATTCTTAATCAATTGACTAACAACTTCAAATGCTCGTGGTTGCTGACCATCTTCAGCAACTTCCATAATACGATCAAGTGCTTCTTGGCCTTTTTCAATTAAAGAATAAAGATTGCCTCTTGTGTATTCATAATCAAGAGTACTATTGTCTTTACCTTTCTCAAGTTTCTTTAGTTGATCTTTTCCACGCTTAAGGGTATCCTCAGCTTCTTTAACAACTTCAATGTCTAAAGCATTGTCTATGGCATCAAATTTACTCATACGTCAGTACCTTTTGTGGGACTCCAAACTCTACCATCAGCAAAATCAAATCTTTGTTCACTAAATCCAAAGTCATCACCAAGTTCAACCATAGAATCGTCTATAGCATTAACAGCATTCACAGCACTACCAGTTATATGTGCATTCTTAGGTGTTCCATCGACACCTCTCTTAACTGTTATTGTATTTCCATTAATCTTATCAATATACATCAATTCGTTATCAATGTCAATGTATCCATCTTCTACTAATGCAGTAGCATCTGCAACATCAAATGTCATCTTAGTTGCAGATATATCAGTAATTATTGTTGTTGTTGCATCATTATTATAATCCTTAAGTGCTCTAGGTTCAGCAACATATCTAAGTTCTCTAGATGCAGTCTTAGTATTTGATGTGCTTCCATACCTATCAACAATAACTTTCTTAATAAGACCATCCGAAGAAGTAGGTACATTACCAAATAAGTATGTTTTGGCAGTAAATTCTAATGTATGTATTATAACTCTCTTCTCTTCCATACCACTGTCATAATTATCATCAAAAGATACACTATCCAAAACCATAGGTATATCTCTTTTTTCTCCAATAGAAGAAACTAAATCTACTGTTAAATTAAATGATGGTTGAAAATAAGGAAGTATTTGCTCAATTATCTGCAGAGAATCTTCATTATATTGAGTCATCAAATTAAGTCTAAACCCTAAATTGTATGGGACTGGCATATAAACTTTCTTTGCTACCTTAGTTCCAGTAGTTGTATTTGCTTTAAAGGTTTGCATCGTAGAAACCTTTCTTTCTGGATCATATTGTATACTTGTTAACTCAAATGCTAACCTGGGTAATGTATTGCAACTCTCTTTCTTAAATCTGGTTTTTCTTCTAATCTTGCAAGGAACTTTTCTCTAGGTCCATAAGCAATAGGAACTCTAATAGTACTCCAATTCGTACCATCTTGCTTCTTATGCTTAATGTCAATTGTATTAAAAAGAGTACCAAAGGCAATGATAGTCTTTCGGATTATTTCGTGATAAAAATACGTTCCTAACATAATGTTGTTATTTACCTATACTATCTATTTAGAACTCCCCAAAAGGGTTCTGTTCTGTAAAATCTAAAATAGCATCCCCTTCAGTTTCGAATGGAGTATTATCTCCAAATAAATCAGTATCATCTTGCCTGTTTATTGATTTTACAAGATAGGCACTATCAGAACCATTTAATGTCGTACCTATTCCAACAACCTTCTCTCCTTCTATAAACATATTTCCTTCAGAAACATTATTTACTTGAAGAATCCTAGTATCATTATCCCATCTAACAACATATCCAACAGCATCCGAATCTACTCCTGTTACTTTTTCTCTGTAGAGATAATCTCCTTTCGATAATCCTGCAATAACTGGTGGATCTATAGTTACTGTAGGAGTATGCAAATATCCATAACCAGCATTACTAAATCTAATTTGTGCAACTCCACCATTAACATTGAGGAATGTTTCTACTTGTGCAGTAGCATATCCAACATTGGTCTTGAATTCTCCAGCATTACTAATAGTAACTACTGGGGCAATGGTATATCCAACTCCAGCATTCGTAATTGATAATGCTGATATAGTTCCTGCAGCAGATACTGTTGCTGTTGCTGTTGCTGTGTTTATTCCTGTAGGTGGCGTTGCAATAGTAACTGTAGGTGCTGAACCATAATATCTTCCTCCATTTGTAATTGATAATGAATTAACAGAACCACTACTAATTGTGGAAGTAGCTTCTGCAGCAATAGCAGGAGTACTGACAACAGTATTTGGAACTACCGATCCATATTCACTTCCAGAAGTTGTTACGGTAATATTTGACAGAGAATTATGAGCAAGAACAGCAGTTGCTATACCACCAGAACCATATTGATTTACTGGAATAATTGTAACTGTTGGTGGTACAGTATATCCATAACCAGGATTAGTCATTAAAATTTTATCAAGTGATTGACCAGTCTGACCACTTCTACTTGTCATAATCGCAACTGCAACTGCATCAATTCCCCTTTCTCCATCTATAGTAGGTGCAGTTGAAATACCAATAGTAGGTGGTGCAGTATATGCAGTTCCATCATTTATTAGATCAATATATCCTACAGCAAATCCAGTACTGATACCACTAGTTGCACTTGCTCGTACCAGACTTGCCTGTGCGGTCTGTGCGCCCAGTCCAACCATAGAAAGTGTGACAATGTATCCAAAGTCTACTACCGCATCATTGACCGCCTCTATAGAGGTCTCTATCTGCTCATCAAGTTCCATATCCATCACTTCACAACTTAATGTATAGACATACAGTTGGTTTAATTGATAGAATGGTTTCTTAGCTTCTACATATTTAATTTCAAAAATAGTATTATCCAAAGGAAAATAAATTAAATCTCCCTCTTGAGGTCTAGTTATAACCTCCATTTCAGATCCATCAAGTTTAGGAGTAATGAAATCCTCATATTTTTGCTTAGATATTACGAAAGTTACTGCATCTGTTGTTTGTACACCAAACTTGGATAAAACATCTCCAGATCCTTCAAACCCTTCGTAATTCAACAAATATGCTTCCATCCTAAAAGAATCATCAAATTTTGATGCTGTAATTTCTTTAAATATTGTACTCTTATTAACAATTTTTCTAGGCAAATATACAATATCTTGCCCATATATTCTCAACTGTTCATTGATAATATCTTGAACTAACTTTTGTTCGCTTGTTGAACCCTGTAAGAAATAAGGAGAAAGAGGCATGACATTATCCTATCAAATCCATTGGAGGTAATTCGTACTCTTCTCTGAGTGACTTTTCTATCTCTTCTAATTCTTGTACTGCATCTTCATATATTTCCCTACCATTCAATGCAACACCACCTGGTAATAAAACTCCATTAAACTTAATTAAATTTTGACCCCACTGTTTCTTAATAGTAGCAGTCAAATATTTTTTTAACCAAAAATCATTATAGATGTCAGTTGCATTTGCAGGATCTAATATTCTCCAACAATCAAAAATGTATATCTTATCATCTGGTTGTTGAGCCCAATCAATGTCTAGATAAAGTCTATGTCTTTTCTTATTAAATCGCAATTGAATATCTGGACTAATGATTCTACTTAAATCTTCCAAATATTGTTTTGTCATTGCATAATTTAATAAATCAACTGCTCCCATATAATAAAGATCATTTAAAAATATCTGATATTTTAGATTAAACATTCCATTTGATATTGTACTTGAATCAAATTTGAATACTTTATCTACACCAATAACAGTATCTGGTAATTGTAAATAATTTTGACCTTCATCAAAACCAATATTGCCCAATTGAGTACCAGAAACAGTTGTTGTAGTGATACCTGTTTTTATTGTTTCCTTTTCTTCCTTAGTTATCTTATGCTTCAAATATACCTTTTCTATACCATCAAAATGCCTTTCTTGGAAATATTGCAGAGCATCATCGACCAAATCATCAATTTGATCGTCATCCACATTAATTTCCAGCACAGGATATCCAAGTCTTCTAAGACAGTAATCAATTAATCCTTGTCTAGTACTTGGTTTACTCATTGAAATCTTTATCCTTCTGGTATTTATCTACAGTCTCTAATCCTTGAATTTGGGATTCCAATTCCGTATAATCCTTTGCTAGAGACTCTAATTTTGCTTCTAATAAAATATTTTGATTAATTAATGTAGAAATTTTCTTATGATAATGATTAATCAAAACATTCACGTCAACTTCACTATTCATAGTTTACCAAGTTCCTCCATCTAAAGTATCAGTCCACATTGGCTTCTCAGTATATGTAGTTGAGACATTGGTGGGAGTTGCCAAAGTAGTTTCATTATTTTTCTTCACATCAGCAGAAGTATTAAATGTTCCCGTAACACCAATCAAAGTCATAGTTGTAGCATTAGAGGTAGTCTTAACTACACCATATTGAGTTCCACCTACTTGTGTTATTTGATCACCTGCAGTTACACTATGAGCACTACCAAAAGTAAGTACAATTTCAGTTAAAGCAGTTAGAAATTTGTTTGATGATCTACTATTTGATCCATCAGATGGAGCATTTGTACTAGTTTGAAGACCATTTGAATCAAAGTGTACAATACCATGAGTATTATAATCACCTGATTGATAATAGATACCTTTAATGTCAATATAACCCTTAATTCCACTTACAACACTGTTAGTAACAGTAGCTTCAGGAATGTAAGTCCACATTCTCTGTGATTGTTTTAATGTATCATCAAAACCAAAGAATCCTTTCTTAGTATTAGCAGTACCAGAAGCAGTATTATATTGGAATGAAATACCACGGTCAGTATTGCTATCATATGCATGAGTAATAGTTAACTGTTGTGCAGCTGCAATAGTACCAGTAGTATTAGCACTTAAAGTAACAATTTTAGTACTAGTATCGTAAGAAGAAACAGAAGTTGATCCAGGAATATTAGTATGTGCTACAATATCACCAGTATTGATACCAACAACAGAATCCAATGTAACTGTACTAACACCAGAAGCAACTGCTGATGTAACAGTCCTAACGCTAGTTACATCACCAAGATTCATTATTGCTTCATTAACAGTAACACTACTTGAGTTTACAGTAGTCTGAGTACCATCAACTTGTAAGTCACCTTTAATAACAACAGTACCTTCATTACTTAAACCATCTGGATATGGGTCAATGTATATTACATTTCCACCACCAGACTTAGAAAATATTTGATTAGATTTAATTCCAATATTATCAATAACAAACTCAGAAGGAGGATTTATTACAACATTATTTTCAAAAATCCATTCGTTGCCAGTTACTTTAACTTTATTGAGAGAACCAGTAGTAACATATTGTATAGTTGATTCATTACTACTACCAAAGGACAGTTCCTGCATACTTGGTAACTGTACATGACCAGTTCCATTAGCAGTTAGAAGTAAGTTTTGATTAGTTGTTGATGTCGTGACCGTAGCACCATCAATTTGAACATCATCAATTAATAAATTATCAATTTTTTTATCACCATCTACAATAATACCAGAATTAGCAGTTAATGTACCATGAGCATGGTCAATAAGATCCATAAAGTACTTACCACCTACAATTTGTGGATCAGTTTGATCATCACCAACATATAATCTTTCACCACCATTTGACTGTGTTCCAGTAGTTTTTACCGTTACAGCAAGTTCACCATAATTTAAACTACTGGGTGCTGTAGATAATTGGGATCTTTTAATTCTTATCTTACTTGCCATGACTAGAAACTACCTCCGTTAATGTCTAAATTTTGTTCTGTTCCTGGTGTTAATTCTATACTTGCTTCCCATTTAGTAGTGGTAGCATTATACACAAGAACCATACCATCCTGTAACGTTCCAATACTAACATCTGTCATTCCAGCTAGTGTACCAGTACCTCCTGCAGTATATGTGGAGGGAACTTTAACAACATTATCTGTTGCTGATGGAACTCTTACTGTAATATCTGCCATAGATTTTATATCGTAGTGGTGACTCCAGCAGTGACAATTGCACTACCTTCTACAATTCTGGTCTTTGCTGACCCATTATTAATTAATATATCATAAGTGTAACGACCTGGTTTTAATCCACTTGTTACAACTGATCCCAAAGATATTCTCAATTGACCACTTACTCTACTAGGAAAAGAGACCGTAAACGTTGCAGCATTCGTCAATGAATTTGGTGATTTCTTCATAAATGAAGCACCAGTATAACCAGTCAAATTCAAAGGAGCATTATTGCTACCTTCTAGATTATAGGTCTGAGTGAAATCAGCCCCTTGATCTATTATAATGTTACTAACATATGCTGCCATTACTATTTCAGTTAGAATCTAGATACTACACATATTTATAATTTATTGACTCACGATTTGTTTAAGAAGAGTTTTAATTTCACTTATATCACTTTTTAATGAATCCACATCAGATTTTAGATTATCAAATTTGATTTTTTCTTCATATTTCTTTCTAGAAATATTCAAAAATTTATCATATTCACTTTTATTTTGATTAATAATAGCATTAGTATCCATATCTCTTACTAGAGATGTATCAGATTCAACTTTTAAATAATTTTCCATTAATCAATATTATAAGATCTCAATGCAATTGCTCTAAAGTTTTTCAATCTTGGAGCCTGTGCCTGATTGGTAGAAGTCATAACAACTTTAATCATAAATGCATTATATTCTGAAATATTTTCTGCTGTATACTTATGCTCACTAAATGTATTTCTTCTATTATTAGAATTAACTATTTTATCTGACAATCCATTAGTATTGAATGGTACGTAATGTTGATCCACATCTTGACTATCTTCTCTATACAACTTATAGAATACACGGAAGTTTGCATCAGATTCCTTGTGACCATCAAATTGAACATAAATCGAGTTTGATGGGAAGTCTAAATCAATCCTCTTAGTCTCATAAATTGCAGTATTTGGATCACTTCCAGGAATTTTAGTTCCACTGTCTGTTACATAGTCAGTCACTTTACTATCTACTAAGTTACTATGTAAAATAATATTTGCAGTATTTAAATCAATTAGTGGTGATACGTGTTCACTCTTACTATTAAGAACTAATTCTAATGCAAATGACTTATTATCATCCAAATAAGTATACTCATTAATTTTAGATGCAACTAATCTTGCACTATTCAATTCATTATACTTATTCAATGTTACATTTTCATATCCAATATCCGTAAATGGAGTTTCAGTACCACTCAAACTAGTTCCAGATGTAGATTTTATTCTTGAAGTAATATCAGTTCCTGTTGGTGTTATTACATTAAGTTTTGGTGTAACTGCTTCAAAAGGAATATTTTGAGAAACTTTTACCTCTTTACCACCACCAGAAGTTGTTCTAGTGAAAACCTTTGTGGCATCAGCACCAGTCAATCTTATATGATAACTATCAAAAGTTTTATTTAAATTAGATATTGGATGAGTTTTATTAATTTTTCTCAATGATACTTTATTGAATTCATACTTATAAACAAATTCATTTTGAGGGTGATTTGATCTCAAACTACCATCAACTTCTCTTGTAATACCAGTTAAAGTTTTATTAGCATTATTGGTGCCACTATAACTAATAATTTCTTTACCAACCTTAATATACCCCAACCAACCATCAGTTCCAACACTTTTACCTTCAAATTCAGTAAAGTTAGTTACATCACTTAATGTAATAATAGTTGAGTTGTCATCTATTTTTGTACTCAAAGTAACTGGAGCAAAATCACTTACAAAATTCTCAATTTGTACCTGGTTGGTATTAGAGTGCATACCATGATTCTTATGATCAACTTTAAATGTATAACCATCTCGAATATCATCAGTAGTTACAGCTGTTATTTCTAGATTTGCACCTGAAGTTGTATTACTACTAAATTCTTTTGTATTGGCAGTATTATCTGCAGCAAATGCAGGAGTAATATTTCCAGATCCACTTACAGTAAGTACATCAATATCTTCAATAATTAGTTTATTCGTAATAGTTACAGTTTGTACATTCACAAATGCTTGTATACCAGTTCCTCCAGCAGTACCAATAGCACCAGATATTACTAAATCTCCTGAACGATATCCACTTCCTGCATCAGTAATAGTAATAGTAGTAATTGCACCACTAGCAACAGCAACAGTAGCAACAGCACCATCACCATATCCAGTTAGAGATGTAAATGTTACACCAGTATAATTTCCATCTGGAGTATCCTCAATTCCAGTACCAGTACCAGTAACATAATTTAATCCAGTAGTATTGAGTGGTAGTGGTCCACCAGATGCCAATATTCTTCCAACATAAGTATGACCACTACCTCCAAGTTGCTGTGTTATTTTTCTTCCTTGATTAAAGGTTGTCCCGTTACCATCATCAACAACAGTTAAAATTTGTCTTCTAGAATAAGCAGTTACTGGATTTTCCTTACGAATCGTTCCTTTATCTAGATCATGGTTGTACATAATCACACTAGATGGACTATTCGTTACGAATTTTGCCTTATTTAATTTAAATTTGAGGTCATCGTACTGACTTTCTGTCCATAACTCACTATTTTGAGATCTGAATAATGATCCCAATGATGGTTGCTTATCATTTAATCTTCCAGAAATTAAATCAACTTCATTCATTCTTGTTATAAATGTATTCCATCCAACTAATGGAGTTATAAGAGTCAATGCATATCTTCCACTAGGTCTAAGATATACTGGTGATTCAAACGTAAATACAGTACCAAGAGATCCATCCTCAGATAATACTGCTTCGTCAGGAGTTATTTTTGTTTGACCGAAGGGAATAATTGTTTGAGAAGGTCTTCCAGTCTCATCTAATTCTCTTATCTGTACAGTTACATCACTATCATCTTTTGCTTTGAAATATATTTCTCCACTAGTAACAAATAAACCATCTGGGTATTCATTGGCTGGACAAACAAATGATTGTGCAAGAGGATCAAACCATTCGCCCTCATCTATACGTACTGTCTCTTCTACAACACCTGCAACACCTGTAACTACAGTATCGTCAGTAGTACCTGTTATTCTACTAATTGGTTGATCATTGGTAAATCTTTCAATCTGAGGGGTTTTTATTGATAACGTTTGCTCAACACTATGTGCAGCCTGACCAGAAGTTAGGTAATTTGTTGATGCAGAACTTCCACCTGGATCTAATATAGAAGCATTAGAAGCACTAGTAGTAACCTTAATAGTGTTCATTCCAGTAGTAAATCTAGGATTACTTCCAATTGAAGGATCGGGAATATGTAATGAGAATAATAGATTTCCATCATCATCACTCATAAGGGATAACTCTTCTACAGTTGCTTCAGCAGTACCTGTTTGATTAGTTAAAACCATTCCTCCACTAACATATCCAAGTCTTTCTACTCTTCTGAAATCAGAAAGATCAAATGTGTCAACATTGATAATTTTACTTGTAGACGAATATGTATTAGTTAATACTGTATTTGAATATGGTTCAGTAGCATAAGTTGTTGTTGGAGCATTGAATGGTCCAAACTTATGATTTGCTTGTGCTGCTCTAAACGTAATGTCTGGTTGACCTATTGTTTGAGCTTGGAATCCAGCAGTAGTAATAATATCCTGAGCAGAGAAAGATCCTCTAGTCATTGTTATTGGTAATAATTTTGGAACACAGAAATTTGTTACATCCACTTGCTCCATAAAAACATAATATTTTGTATTTGGTTTTAATCTACTACCAGAAACCTCAATATTTCTAGATCTACAATTAAATAGAACTTCTATGGAAGTTATTTTTGGACCCAAATCTACAGTTTCTGTAGTAGACGATAGCTCCAATCCAGTCTCTCTTTCAATTCCTGATTGACCAAAAGTGGTGGTAGTGGTTTGTGTATTTGATATAGTAGTTGTAATATCTCTATCTGTAACATCTCTTACTCCCCACCATCCAATATCATTTCCATTTTCCCTAGTAGTACGATCAACAAAGGTGGAATCTTCCACTTGACCAGTAGTAGTTTCTGTACCAACTACTTCAACATCTCCCCATATTTCTTCTGTAGAATTCCACATTCCAGTTGACATTCCACCATTTTCCCTATCATCAATTCCAAGTATAGTTGCAAATGCTGCGAATGTTCCTTGACCCATATCAATATTTTGTGGAGCAGCTACAATTTCATCTATCCAATAATCAGTAGAAGGTGTTAATTCTAAAGTTCCATGATATTCTGCTAATGCAAATGGATTTAAACTCTCTACTCTTGTTGCTAGTGGTTGATTGATAAACATATCTTCAGTGTATTTAAGAGTCAATCCAGGACCATTTCTTGTAAGGTTATCAGAATCGAAATCATCAACAAAACGATAGTCACTACTTAATGGATTTAAATTAGATGTTTTTGTTTCAAAGACCAAAGAAACATTTCTTTCAGTAGATTTTGGTCTACATTCACTTCTTCTTATATCAATATCAAATTTAGACTCACCATTAAAATTATGAGAAGCATGATTTCTAAAATTATCAACAAAGAAACCAGATTTAAACTTATCCAATCCAGTATTTGGATCCTTAATTGCTAAATTCTTAGTATCAGTTTCAAGAAGAGATAGGGTAGTATATTCCTCAAGAGTTTTAATTCTACTCTCAAGACCTCCAATATCCTTCATAGTATACCTCTTATGAGGTATCATTTTTATTCTAACATCTCTAGACGCTTGTAATGTATATGGTTGCATATTAATTATACCAACTTCAAAAGCACCATCAGTTTTCAAAGGTGCTTTTGGGTTTATAGCTGGTTCACCTTTTTTTACTTGGAATGCACCTTCATTATTCAAATATAATCTATCAATTCTACCAAGATAATGTGTATAGTCTAAAACGACAGATTGATTTGCTACTAAAGTATCAGTAGTTGATGTGGTAAAGTCTCTATTAGCAAAAGTAAATGGTGAAGTGGATTGAGCATATGGAGAAACAACTCTTGGTCTTATATCAAATGTATCTGATAATCTTACCCCAAGAGCACTTGGTATCTCACTAGTATAATTCAATCCATTGTAACTATTAATTGTTTGGATAGTTCCAATACTTTCATCACAACTATAATAATCAAAGATAATCCTAAGTTTTCTACTAGGTTCTGGAGCATCACTCTTTCTAATAATTCTACCATAATCAAGATACTCTGGTCTACTACCAGTATCTAAATCATAATTTCTACTAATATCCCTATCACCTTTCAATATTAAATTAATATTAGCTACTATACCAGAAATCTTTAATGTTATGGTTTCTCCATTTTCAAATTCTTTCTGATTTTCATATACAAAAGATAATTCAGTAGCACTATCTACACTAACAACACGAGCAAGAGCACCAGAATTATTTCCAATAAATTGTTCACCAACAGTTACATTATTAGTAAATACGTCAGAAGCAGATGCACTATCTACAGTAATTTTTGGTACATCTGGATCACTAGCATCATTAGATTCAAATACACCTAAAACTCTATGAATATCTGGATACTTTAGACAAATTTCTTTATCCTGCACTCTTAATCCATACTTATTTGCTGCTGGAGTTAATCCATCTTTAAATGTAATATCTGCTGTTCCAGAACCAGCAAGTTTTGATTCATTTATTACTAGACTATGGCATCTAACTATATCTTTCTTTTTGGAAGATAATGTAGTTCTTTTAACAGCTGCAGTTAAATCATGTGCTACGTTAGTTAAACCTGTAATAGTCAATGTTCTACTTCCATTAGTAATAGAAGTTTGACTTGCTCTTAGGTTTATATTTGTACCTACACTTCCTGCAGCAGATTTTAAATTTAATACGTAATTATTGGAAGTAAATGGTTCAAAAGCCAAATTATCATCACCCGTATCAGATAAATTAAATACAGCACTTCCACCACTAGCAGTTGCAGTTAATTGTTTTCTTATAATATAAGATGAATCTTTAACATTAACTGAAGAAACAAATGGATTCTCAAGAGGAATTATATATCCAGGATCAACTGATTTTCCTAAGTCACAACTAAGTACTTTAACACCAGTTGGAGTACAGTTACCTATACTACCATCACATATTCCAGAAACAGTTTCAACAGTAGCTACTGTTAGTGTACTATTAGTAACCTGACTTACTCTATTAAATCTTACATCAGCAACACTATTATTAGCAACTGTATAAGAAAGAATATCTCCAACTTTAACTAACCCTCTAAAATCTGATATACCTGTAGTTCTAACAGTACCACCATTAAAATCAAATTCAAATCCAGGATCAAATACCTCTTTCTTACGATCCAATACTGTATCAGCTATAAATGTACTTACACCAACATTACTATGAACAGATTTTACATTTGAAACATCATAATCATCTATTGCAGTAACACTTCTACCATTATCATTTCCATTGATCATTAAAGGTTAATTAACTTGGAACTGTCCTTTGACATCTTGCAATTTTGCACTAGTTTGTCCATTAGCACTAGTTACTATATAACCACTAGCACCACTATACTTACCTTCTACAAAGGCATTAGCAGCAGCTACAGTACCAAAAGCAGGTGTAACAGTTAATTTAGTATAACCTTGAACATCCAATAATCTTAATTCAAAGTCATATGCACTTCCACCAATATCATTCTTACTCAATCTAGACCAATCATAAACCCTTGCCTTACCAATAACTTCAGCATTTGCATCTTTTATCCACTCATTCTGATTAGCACCACTACCACCTCTTTTCACCAATCTTCTATCAAGAAGATCAATTGCATATTGTGTTGAATTAGTAAATCCAAGATTTGGTACACCATATTGATTGTTTACTTTTAATACATTACCAACTTTTATTGGAAGAGACTTATTTTCTTGATCTTTTTTAGTTCTAGGTTTTAATACATCAACAGCAGAAGAATACTCTTTAGCTATTCTATAACCATTCACATATGCCTTTCCAGCTGACATTTGTAAACAATATATGTCATCTGAAGGAGTATTTGTATTTTGTGTTAATTGATTTTCAAAATATAGTCCTCTATTATTAATTCTATTATTAAGAGATTCTCTAATATCTATACTAAATGGTCTTACATAATAGTTGCCAGATTCTTCGTATGTTCTTTTTGCTAATGCATCTTCAAACAAATTGAATTTTGGATCCGTACTTGGATCAAATTTCTTAATAATACCATTTTCAATACGAATTAATTCTACAAAATTCTTATCCTCTGGATCTGTTAATAACTTTTTAGATAATTTTGCTGAAACAGAAAATCTATCGGCACCAGGAGCAGATTCATTGGCAAATCCTTGAGCATTATCGTAAAGATCAGAATTAACAGAAGTTGCTTGAACAATTTCTTCAGTAATTGCTAATCCAATTTTATAACTTGGTCTATTTGTATACTGATCCAATATAACTGTTGATTTTGGAACATGTACAAAAAATCCTCTAATATAATAAAGTCCTTCATTAATTGAAACGGAAGCTCCAGTTTTAGTAGAACCAGTTTCAATACATTTTGCAAAAGTACCATTTGCTTCAACTTTTGTTGATGAGTAATTGATATCAGATAAAGTTATTAAATTCTCACCATCTTGGAATGTTTTAGTTATACCGTCAGTTCCTGAAGAATTATACTTAATGTATAATGTATCAAATTTGTCTATAGAGTCAGATATAGTTAACCTATTAATTACTGTAGCAGTAACTCCTGTTGTTTCTCCTTTAATCTTTATATTATTATCTACTAATACCTTTGTATATGCGCTTACAGGAAGAGTTAAATGAACTGGATCTATTCTAACACAATCGTATATACTGTCGTATGTAGTCCCACCAGGTATTACTACAGATCCTTCCTTAAAAAAGTAGTGTCCTAATTTTTCTATTTGATTCTGAACAATCGATTGTGACGTTGTTAATTCTCTAGCTTGAACTGGATAACCAGGTTTGAATAAAACTCTATTGTAGTTTTTTAATTCATCAAAATCATCAAAATATGGAGAAACGTTTAGATTTGTATTTTTTGCCATTTTTTAGAACTCTACTACAATTTTTAACTCTTCTTTTTGAGCTGCAGACCTAGTGATTGACTGCCTGTTATCAATATATATGATGTCACCTGAGTACCTTTCTACTTCTGGTGAAGCAATTCCATTTTTAAATGTTTGGCCTAACTGTACATATTTACCTGTACTCAATGTAATAGAATTCCTCCCATCTGAAAATCCATCAGTAGCACTACCAAAATTGGCATCAAGTAATCCAGGAACTGCAGCAGTACCATCACATGCAATATTAGCAGTTACATCACTATTACCTGTATTAACATTAAATGGTAATATCTTATAACCACTAGCATTTAAAGTGGAAAGTCCTACTGGTTGGTAATATTTCAAAATATGTGTACTTCGATCAAAAGAAGCAACATAACCAACAGCTACAGATGAAATACCAGTTACTGGATTATATCCAACAACTTGAGTGATCTTTGAATTTATCGGATAATTCAATTCATCTTCACCCGATGCTGGTACTTGCAATTTCATAGCAAATGTTGATGTAGCAGTACTTCTGTTTATTAATTCTGTAGAAGAATTGTATACTGTAGGATTTTTAACAATACCAATTCTGGAAAAATTATTTCCAGTAACGTAATCAGGATCAGAATCGTATTTAGAGTAAACCATTACTCTATGAGATCCACATTCCCTATTAATATCGGAACCATGACCTCCCTTTGGAGGACAGGCAATTTCAAATTCAGCACCACTACCTTTATCTATCGTAACTTTAGCAGTAGAAGTATCATTAGGATTAACATGATTTAAAGCAGTTCCATAAGTTGTACCAATATCAGTTTCACCTACACCTTGGAATATCACAAATGCTTTTGTATATCCGACACCTCCATCTACTATTTCGGCACTTTCTACTTGATTGTCGCTATTGATAGTAACACTTGCTCTACCACCATAACCATCACCATATATTGGTAAGGTTGCTTGAGTACCAGAACTAAATTGATATCCAGACCCTCTATTTTTAATTGTTATTGCATTTTTTTCAAGTTTACCATCAACAGATGCATTAAAAACATCTGCAGTACTTCCAGTACCCCAATCTTTTGGTAACGGTATATATTTTTCAGTTGCAAATTTTATAACATCTGCAGGAGAAATAGTGAACAAATATTTCCAAATATATCCATCTGTAGCATTCGTAGTTGCTTTTTGTGGAGTAATAGTAGCAAAATTTGGTTCAGCAGTTGATTTCTGACCATTTTTATTCTCTGGATCTTCTCCGTTGTTTATACAAAGATAAACTTTGTATTCAGAATTAACTACAATATATTTGGACTCATATAATGTTTTTGCATCTAAAGATGTGGATGGATTAGTGTTATCAATATTATGCCTATATCTATCGTATATTGATCCACTTTGCCAATTAAATCTTGGAATTATCATTCTAACATCATCAGAAGTAATTCTTTTCATAAAAAGCATACTATTATGATAAGAACTTTCCTGCTCAAACGAATCTTTAGGATCTGGTGGATTCGTTTGCCAATCAGTTTGCCCATATTCAATAGCAGTATTAGTTGGATTGGGATGACCCAGGAAACTATAATAATACGAAGTAGTTCCTGCTCCAGAAAAACTTCCTACAAAAGTTTCTGCATTCAAAATTCTGAATTGATCTGTGATTATCGCTGGCATTGCTATTGTATTTTTGATTATTTATACGGTTTATGTAGACGCTTCACTCTTTAGTTGAAGTGTTCTCGATATATGTGCAGAAGTTTGAATTCCTGCTATTCCATTTTCATTATAAAATGTAAATGATTTTGCTGTTGCAACATTCCTAGTAACATTAAGATATCCCCAACTATAAGTTCCTGCAAATCTTTCAGTTTCACCATCTCCTGCTGCTGGAATATCAGTTGTAGTAATACCAGTTAGAGCAGAAACATTGGTAGTTACACGAATAGATGTATTACCTACCCCTGTAGCAGTCCAAGTCTTTGCTTGATATACTCCATCAATCCAAGTACTTCCAATTCCAACTACAGTCGATCCATCAATACCAATAGCTTTAACTCTATTTGCAATATTAGTAGAAGGAGATCCAATAACAGTATTCTCAACTACAAAATAATCTCCAGTTTGAATACCAGGTCTTGTGACTGCGGATTGAATATCTGGATGAGTTGTTATATCAAATATTAATTGATGTTGAGTACCAACTAAAGCAGTAGTTATTCCAGTAATTTTTCCATAATCTCCACCATAAGATACACTACCAATTCTTTCTATAGATGCAGTATCTAAAGCAGTAGTTCCTAATCCTACTATTGATATATTATTCAAGTTACCAGTTATGCTATCATACGTTGTAAATGTAGGATAGGTGTTTCTAACATATATCTTTGTATCTGTTTTTGCTACAGATTTAATAATATGTGTACTTGGATAAAATTGTGGTTCTAATTCTACTCTACTCTTTGATACTTTTACACCGTCAATTATTCTATCTGTTGTTTGTTTCTCCCACATTAAAGGTCTATCAAAATCATCTGCAGATGTAAGTATACCAACTCCTGTATATGTTTGAGTTTCGACTGAATCGGATGAAATTAATTCGTAAACTATTCTTTCATCTTGTTCTAAAGAAGAATTACCATTAACTGGATTAGTCCATTTTTGTAATTTTAATGCATCACCTTCCTTAACTGTTGGATCAATATTAACGCCAAGAAAATCAATACTTGATGCAACATATAAGTATATTCTTAACTTACTATCCTTCTTAGGTGGTTCATTAAAGGTTATCTTAGTACCTCTAGTGAATTTATAGTCTTTAACTGGTTGCTGCAAAACATCGTTAACGAAAATTAAAAGATTATTTGCAAGAACTATTCCCGAACCATCTCTCTCATTAACACTATAATATTCTTTATTAGTAACCGTTCTGGTTATCAAGAAAGTCCTTCTAAATCCATTAAAATACTTACTAAAGTCATCAAGTTCTAAAAGATGTCCAAATGTTCTTCCAGAAAACTTATCCTGATGTCTATTTACTACAGTTATTTTGAATGGAGAAGTTGTTATTCCTGCAGTATATGGAACTTCTACCAATTCTAATTCGTCATTTATTGAATAACCAATACCAGGATTTGAGAGATTGTATGATATTGCACTTCCCCCAGTACCAACTACAACATCCATAGTTGCACCAGAACCAGATCCTCCACCAAGTGGAACATTTTTCCAAGGTTCTGGTTCATCAATTGTAATTATTGGTGCATAATCACTAGTATATCCAATTCCTGGGTTTGTTACTGTAATTGCTGTAACAGTACCACCAACACCAATAGTTGCGGTAAATTCTGCACCAACTCCAGCACCTCTACCAACATTAATTGCTATAGTATCATCAGTTTTTGCAGTGATAGCAGTTGCAATTCCAGAAACAGGATCAGTTGATCTTGGATATGTCTTATTTGATCGATATCCATCTCTAGAACACTGGAAGGTTAAAGTATCATTTGCAATAGCAACCTTATTACTGGTTGTTAAACCATGTGCAGGGATAGTTAGAATCAATTCACCTGTAGTAGAATTGTAAGTAGCATAAGTTGGTGTCCTTGTTCCTGATGCTCCATTACTTGCGGTAATGGAATTTGCTGCAGCACTAATAAATTTATGTTCAAAATGATAGTTTGTTATTGCAATTCCAACTCTAGGTGCAGATAGGTATCCACTTCCATTAGTTACGATACCAATAGATTCTATTGTTCCACCAGCACCAACTACTGCATTCGCAACAGCAGCAAATCTTGGTGCAAGTCCAACTCCAGGATTAACACTAAACTCATTAATTATACCACCCTTTGGAAGATACTTCTTATCTGCAGAATATCCTTGAGTACCAACATAAGTACCTGTAAAGGTAATTGAATTTCCTATTCCAGCAGTATTAACTTTATAATCAGAACTATAGTCATTTGAAGCACCTAATCCATGTTCAGGATCTTGGAATATATTATTAATTAATATCATTCCATATTCAGTTTTCATTCCAACTACTTCTGTTCCATTCTGCTTTATAATAAATTCTCTAGTTTCTCCATTGAATGACTCTGAGATATCATCAAAAATATAATTTTGAGTATAATCTTTTCTATAATATGATCTACCAGTAAAGGTAGATTCTTCATATGGTGCTTCTAAGAAATGTATAATTCCATTCTCTATTCTATATTCACCAGAAACTGCTGTTATCGCAGCACCTATAGTGTGTGCTGCACCAGTGGTTCCCATAAAACCTCTATCCACAAATAGTATATTTGTGGAACCGATACCAACACCTGTAATTTTTAATAATTCATTTTCTATCTTAAGTAACTTGCCACCAGAAACTTCAGAAACATCATCTAAGAATATAGCAGTTGTTCCAATTCCAACATCTGTTGATAATCCAAGAGTAATTTGCTTGTTAAATGATATTGGACTTTGAATCATATTGTCAATACTTATTAATGTTCTATTTGTAGCTACACTTTCAGTAACAGCAAATGTATGAGTATTTCCAGCACCAACAGTAGTAATAGTTAAAGCAGTACCTGCAATTGCATTTGCTGCAGTAGATGCCAATTTAAATCTATTTCTATCTCTATCTGCATCAGTTCCAGGATTAATAGCGAAAACTCTAGAAGGTAGATTCATATTTCCACCAGAACCATTATCAACTTGTATTGATGTTGATCCGTGTGGAGAATATATTAATTCTTCAGCAGTATTAAATTCATGATCCTCAATAGTAATTGTATCTGTAGTTAAATTAACTCCATCTGATGGGATCACTGTTTTATAGAACAATCTATCTGTACTGACACCTGTTGGTTCAACACCTTGTTTATCGACAGTATATAAAGTAAATGTTGATACTCCTACTGTTTGTCCACCAATTGATGGAGTATTTACAAGAACGGTAAATGTATCATTATCAATCTTAGTAACCTTTAAAACTCCATTATTGAATATGCTATTAGAAGTTGAAGCAGGATCAGTTGATCTTGGATATGGATGTTCTGATTCAAAATTATCTCGATCACAAGTAAATGTTAAGGATTTATTTCTTAAGGATATTTCATCATTAGTATTCAATCCATGAGCAGTAGAAGTAGTAAGTGTTAATACTCCTGTTGATGGATTATATGAAGTTCCAGCAGTAGTAACTCCCAGGTTACCTCCACCAATTACAGCAATGGCACCAGTACTATCGAATAATTCATCTCTAACAAATTGATGAACTCCTGTAAAAGTATTATTAACTCCAGTAAATTTTTTACTAATATCATCAATCAGTAATACTTTATTGCTTCTAGATTCACTATAATCTGTTATTATTTTTGATCCGAAGGTAATTATTTTTGAATAATTAGGATCCTCAGTATTTTCAGTTGCCATGTCATAATTATATCTTTGATGAACAGATGCTTCACTATCAACCTTAACATTAAGAATTAAATCAGCAGGAACAGAACTCATTCCAACATTTGCAACAGGATCATTTATAATCTCAAGATCACTAAATGGTTTATATCCAGAAATATGTGCTAAACTTCCAATTGGTTCTTTCCAATTTTCATAGGCAACTTCACCTTTTATCGCATATGAAAATCTTTGATAATAATCATTATCATGAATCCTTTGCATATGATCATTCAACTTACCTTTACTTGTTTCCCAATCAACTGATCTAGAAATAAGACTATCAACCTTTAGATCAAAATCAAATACGTAATTATCCTGAACAATAGATTTTTCGTTAGTTATAGATCCAACTATTTTTTCGCCATTAATAAATTCTCCAACTACATTTTTTAATTTCAATAATTGTGAATTATCATTCCATCCATCTGAAACTACAACTCCTGTAGCACCAGAATTAATTTGAGTTATAACCTCACCTTCCGAGAATGATACTTTCTTCAATTTTGCTTCGAATTTAGCTAAATCATCAACATTAACTACTCTACCAAAAACGTTATCGGGGTCAAATGCTCCACCATTAGTACCAAGTCCAACAATAGAATATGTTAATGTTCCATTACCAAAAACACCTCCAGTAGTATTAATACCACCATTATCTTTTATAGTAAAGTATTGATTATTATAATCACTAGAATTATATCCATCAGCAGTAGTTGTTGCTCCTCCAAGAACTTTTATACCCTCTACATAAATTTCATCTAACTCAGTAAATGGAAATTCATTATTTGGCCAACCATTTATTGGAGCAGCTAACTCTAATATAAGTTCTTTAGTATTTAAATTGGTTGTAGCATTTATAATACCAACACCATTAGAATTTACGGTTGATATCATTTCAATATTTTTAGATAAACCACTATCATTTGTTATAACATCTACTTCACTAACAGCATTACCCAAGATAGTGCTATTTGTCTGAATTATAGTATTACCAATAGCTACTACCTGTGGTGAAGTAGTATAATTTTTACCTCCAGTAGTAATTCCAATAGAGTCTAAAGTATAAATATCCTGTAATTTTAAAACAACATAAGAATCTGCTTTTGGAACTAACGTATTATCTGTTGGAAATTCAAACCCCTGGTCCAATATATTAGTTGCTAAAATTTCACCTATATCATCAGATTGTTCCACAAATATAGCTTTAGATCCTGTTGTACTTGCAACAGAAACTACTTTTGGTAATATAGTAGTGCTGTCTATATTAATTGTATTAACTGAATATATTGAACCAGTATCATTATTGGAATCGGTATAATAAAATGCACTAGAAATATCATCTGATGAATATGAAGTAGTTTCTGCTGCACCCACCAAATTTAATATTAATGTTGTATTTCCAACACCAGTTATTCTATGATTTTTATTAAATTTGGAATTTAATACAATTATCTTAGAAGTAATATGTTCCTTTGGATCTTCTATAAGACTTAGATTACCTTCAACTCTATAATATGCTCCAGATAAAAATTCATCAGTAACATTAATTTTTATTTTAGTACCTGCATCACCATCGCCATTGACACCATACTTTTGAATTAATTCTGTATCATAAGGAGATATAAAATCCTCATTATGATAGAAATTAATATCATAATCAATCAAACTAACATCAGAAGTATCCAATTCTAATGTATTTCCTTCATATACATCTATAGTTAAATTTACATTTGCTAATTGATGATTGCCACTACCAGTACTACTAATTGTAATATTATTATATGGATATACTGTTGCATCATGTAATGAAGAAGCTAATTTAATTGTAGTATCTGAGTTTCTAATTATATAATAAATCTTATCAGCAACTAATCCACCTGGAGCAGTACCTGCAGTAGTAAATATGACAGATTCTCCAGTCTTATACTTATGATCTGTTACTCTAATTGAAGAATTGGATGTTAAGACATCTGTAGAAGGAATAGTTACTGGATCTAAAACTAAGTCATTTATTGCACTCTCATATTTTAAAACATGAGGTTCTGTTTTATTTGGAGTAACATTTAAGTTAATATTATCACCAACTAATAATGAATGTGAAGTAGAAAGACCAATAGTTGCATCTATCTTTTTAGCAACACCATCTATACTATCAATCATAGTTTCAATTCTATGATTTTTTCCAACTACGGATACATAATACAATCTTGACCCATTTAATACACTGGATATACCTATAAATTCATCACTAAATTTAATAACATATAATTGTACTCCAATATCAGATAGATTTCCTTCTGCACTTAAATTACCACTACCATCAATATCAGTATCTACAGAATACATTACTGTACTACCAGATCCAACAGAATATGAAATCTTATCATTCGTTTTAAATTTATGTCCTGGTAAATATATTCCACCACCTGGAACAGATTTTCTTATTACACTACTTCCTGCATAACCAACCTCAACACCAACTACGGTACTTCCTATACCAACAGCTGATTCAGCATCAAAATTATATTTTGCAGAAAATTCTAAGTTGTTATTGAGGACTTTATTATTATCAAGAGTAAATGTAAATTTTTGTGGGAGTTTAGTTACTACTAATCCTGCATTATGAGCATTATTTCCAGTTGCACCAACTCCATCATTAACTCTAGAAACTCTATAACGATTATTAAAATGATCCTTATTAAGAATCTTCATTTGTTCATCATTAATCTTAATTATATCATCAACTTCAAATTTATCAGATCTTGTAATTTCATTCAATTGAATGAAAGTAGTTATTCCTGTTGTAAGAGTATTAGCAATTCCCACAGAAAGTGTTGTTGCTATAGTTGTAACACCTATAGGATAAGAACCATTAACAAAATCATATAATGAAGAAGTAATTCCACTAATAGTAACAACTTCACTATCTAATAAATTATGTGGTACTGTACTAAATGCTTCTACATTTTTACCTCTAATTGAAAAACTTAAGTTGCTTATTGTAGTTGTAGATGTTTCTATCGAATTTATATCTTTACCTAAAATTTCTCTTACTGAACCATTAACTACAGTAGTATCACTGTAAGATATAGTATCACCAACATTATAATTCTCTCCACCATTAGATGCAAAAGTAGTTGTCAATCCTGAACTCTTTACGGCATCTATAGATACTTTGACATTTGAACCAATCTGATCACTTAAAAATGGATATTCTTTATTTGCTTCATTTAATCCTAAAAATGTAACATTTCTTCTATATTTTCCATTATTAATAGATTTATCTGATTGATCAATAAATGAATCATAGTTGAATTCATCTGTTTGATTATTATGTTGATAAGTAACATATGGGAAAGTTGGATTTCCTTCTAAAGTATGGTAATATGCATAAATTCCATTTGGATAATCATCATTTATTTCAAATCTTCCATTATATTCATCTAAATCACCTTGACCTTCAACATATTGATAATCATCAATAAAAAATCCTTCAATATAAGATGAGGGTCTAAGTCCAGTATTTGTCTCTTGATTTTTGATATAACTAGATACCATTCTTCTTGTACCACCAAAATTACCTGCTGCATCAGGAGTTGCATTTACAAATCCATATGGCCCATAAATTGGATTTCCATCGTAAGCCCAACCAAGTACAGGTGAATGTATTAATTCTTCAGTTTTCTCTACATTTGTTTCTGACTCTATATTGTCATTATAATTTTTACGAAGTTGTTTATTTGGATAGAATGATACTAACTTATTTCCTTTATCTATTATTTCTGATTGTAATTGTATAGTATCTTTATTTGAATTTATTGCATCTATTTTATAATCCAAATTATTAGAATATCTTTCCACATTATTAACTTTCCATTCATGAACATATGGTTCAAATGCTGCAGGATTGGAAGATTCTCCTGTTGGAATGACATTTACAGTTGTTGACTCCTGGTCATAATTGCCACCTCCATTAAGAACATCAACAGAAGTTATAACACCATCCACTATAGTTGGTTTTAATTGTGCAAAAAGACCTTTACCAACTACTTCTAATGTGGGAGGACTAGTATAATTGGTACCACCTACACTAACAAAAGCATCACTTATCGTTCCAGAAGCATCTACTATAACACCAATATTGGCACCTATTCCAGTTTTTAATGAAATATCTGGTTTTCTTATATTATTAAGTATACTAGATACACCAAAACCAACTCCACCAGATTTAATAAACAAATTGGAAATTTGACCTCTAATTACTGGATCACCTTTAGCGTAATAGTAATCGGGAATGTGTGATGAACTTATACCAATAGCACCTACACCTTCAATTGATACCTTAATATCTGGATATTTAAACGTATGAGTACCGCTACCAATACTTGTAAGATCTACAAATATATTCTTATCATAATCAATTGTTGTTCTTCCAAATGTTGTTACTTCTCTAATTGATACATTATCAATAGTAGGATTGAGGGTAGCACCATTAACATCTGTCCCACTAGAATATAGGTTTACACTATTAAGATAAGCACCACCTTGTCTCCACAAAGCAATTAATTTGTCTCCTACCCGTTCAGTATAAACATCAGCATATTGAGAAGTATTACCTTGTGTATATTCTGTATCGTGATGACCAACAATACCAAATCCATTCCACATTGAAAAATGACTTCCAGCACTTACATCAGCAGTTAATACATACCATCTACCTTCTATAAAAGGAGTTAATGGTGTACTAGTAAGATATCCAGCAGTAGTACCAGTATGAGTAGCTTTACCACCAGATATTGCCCATCCAGTTCCTACAGTCCATCCAGTAGTGCCAGAAAAATCACCATTACTAATCAATTCTGGACTATCATTAAATTTGTTAATATTACGTCCTAATTCGTTAGTAGATAACTTTAATATGTGATTCTCATACACACCATCTATCGTTGATGCATCTGCTAATTTAAATTTATTATTATCAACAACACTTACAAAATATTCCGATTTTGGTATTAACCCACCAATAATACTATTGGATGCAGAATATTTTACAATATCACCTTCTTTAAAATTATGCCTTTCTGCATATATGTAATCATAGTAAGTATTAATACCAACAAATGTAGTTGATAATTCTGCTCTTGTTTCTGGTGGATATTTTCTAGCATCAACCTCAACTTTATTATTTGCAAAGGAATTGCCTTTAGTATGAATAACAATTCTATCAATAATTTTTCTCTTACGATTGGATGTTATCGTATGAGTTCCAGAACCATCATCAAAAAATTCAATTAGTTTTTGTTTTGATAAAGCTCTTTCTTTAGTTGCTGCAAGAGAAAATTCATTATTATTTTGACTAGCAATATAATATGTTCCTCCATTTATCAATGTAAGTGGACTACTATTAGTTACAGCATCACTCTTATCTGCATTAGTACTTCCTACTCCAACTGGAGATCCAGGAGAACTTACAGTATAAATTACTTCCTCACCATCATCAAATCTATGGAAAGTTCCAATTCCAATTTTACCAGGAGTAGAACCACCAGTTACAACAGCAAACTCATTAAATGATTGTGAATGAACAAACTCCCTCATCTTTGCATCACAACTAACACCTTTACCATTTCCACCAGTTACACTTACTGATGGTATGCTAGAAAAATCCCATCCTTTAGAAGTAAGTAAAATATCATCTAAAACACCTTCATTTACATGAACATTACAGTCAACTGATGAACCAGTAGTATCTGCAATAGATACAGCAGGTGGAGTTACAACATCATAATTTCCTCCTACATTAAGAACATCAATTTTATCAAGTTGACCATAATATACAGAATCATTTGAAATTGGAGAATATATTTCAATACCATCAACACCAACACCTATTGGTCCAATAATTTTTTTACGACTTGTTGCTAATTTTGAATTTTTGGCGATTTTTCTAAAATTATTTTGATTTTTTAAACTACCACCAACATATAAATTGTATGGAGTAATTTTGTGCTTGAATGAAGTATTAATTCCACTATGAACTGGGAATAAAGTAAATCCAACATCTGTTTTACTATAATTCCATAAATTGTCATCAGTGAATATATTATTAACATTACTTGCCAATTTTATAATATTATCATCAACAACATTAACGTAATATACACCAGTTTCTATACCAACAGATTGAACTTTATTTAAAACTCCAAAATCATCAATATAACCAAGAATAACACCACTAGATGTCGAAGTAATTCCTGGTCCAATTGGTTGGTCTGCTATAGGTTGATAATAAACCTTTTCACCATTAAGGAATCCATGATTAGAAATGGTAATTCCAGATGCAGTTGTACCAATTCCAGCAGATGTAAATTCTTTCGATCTATCTGTTGTCTCTATATTAGAGTATGATGGATATCCAGAAAATGCAACATATGTATTTTTATCAGAATCAACAAATGTATTCTGAATATCGCCAATAAGATATCCTAAATTTAGATTATCTGATACTAAATCCTGTTTTCTTTCAAATACATACTCAAGATTTAAATCGGGTGTTGTAAGTAATGTATTAGAAACTCCACTTCCTTTATAACTAAACTTTGTTGGAGTTAAAATTTCATCAACTTCAACATTACCATCTATAGTAGTTAATGTTGATGCTTCATCAATAAAAATTATATCTCCAGATTTAAGATAATGTGGAGCTTTTGTAATAATACTTTTATTTACGACATCGATAGAGTCAATATTACATCTGAAAATATTATTATAAATCCAACTACTATATTTCAAATCTGTAGTTGAAGTCTTTTCACCGAGATGTTTTAGTGATATGACATCATCTTTACTAAAGAATTTAGTATCTTGATAATTTCCAGTAATATCAGAAATACTACCAACCAATCTCATTTGACATAATTTATTTGGATCATTATCTTCATAACTAAAAACAAAATTATCATCAATAATCTCTGTATTTTTGTTTAATGTTGTACTTAAACCAACACAATCAAAAAACTGGTTATAAGATTTTGATCCATATTGTGTAATTACGTACTGACCATTGGAAGCTTTATATGAAAATGATCCAGTATCACCAAAACCAACAGTAGAGTCTACAGTTACAACTGTATTTGATGGTGATGATGCAATTACTCTTGTTTTACTATTAATATTAAAATTACCTTTTACTGTGTCTGGAGAGAGGAATAATCTAAAATATCTCTTACTACCTTTTAAAAATACTGTTTCTACCTTTTCTATTGCTCCTTTTGCAGTAGAACTAGTAGAAAATCCAGCTAAAGTTCCTTGATATAGTGTAGAAAATTTTAATTGTGAAGGATCTCCACTAATTGCTTCTACTGTTACCTGTTTTCCACGAATCCATCTGGCATCTGAAGGTGAGATTGTATTATCAAATGGTTTATCAATAATTACGTGCTTTCCAAATAATACTTTGAATAAAATATCTAATGATAAATCTGTTCCTTTGGATGTATAGAAATCTTTTGCTCTAGTTAAAATATTTTCAACAGAAACTCCATCAGTAAAAGTTCTATTTTCTAATCCAGGAAGATAATTTTTTTTAAATTTGATATAAAATTCATTTAGGAAATTGAATCCTAGATTTATCACAATAGAATCTGTGACGTGTCCCGTAGCAGAAGTCTCACTAAAAGTTAAAAATTGTGGATCATCTGTAGATTTAATTTGAGAAATTCCATCAAATCCACGAATACACCCAACAAATGAGGTATCTGTCTTGCTAGTATATGTAATAATTTCATTATCAATTTTTAAAAGACCGTATTTTTCAGGAAATCCTTTAGTATGATTAACATTAATTAGATTATCATAAGCAAATACTTCACCATTTACTCTAATTTGCTCACTTGGGACAATTGTTCCTGCTGCAGGTATTGTTTGTGCTCTTACCGTCTCCATCTTTGATAGAGTCGATATTTTCTTATTAAATGCAATATTTTCTGCTATATCAGTAGTACCATATTCTCTTTCTTCAAACTCATAATATTGAGTAAGGAATTGCTTAAACAGTGATTCCTCACCAGCAGTAGTGTCGTTCTCAATAAAATCAGGTATCAAACTACCTAAGATATTAGAAATCTTTACTTTATTATCTTTCATTTCTTATCTTGTGTATGTAGTATTGGCAAAACTTGATGGTGGTATATAACTTGTCCCAGATTTATTTAATCCAGAACTAATAACGTCTTCCAAGAGATTTAACGTACTATTTGCTGTAGTATCTAGCACAATATAAAGGTTCTCTTTTGCGACAATATCATTAGATTCGGGATTAACTTCAATTTCTATTCTATCTGCAAGAAAACTGGAAGATATTGATACTGGATAGATTAAAATTTCACCTCTAACGTAATCTACAGATCCTGCATTAGCATTAACGTAAGTAATATTATTCTCACTATCTATTGTAAAGAATTTGATAGTTCCTTTAGTTGAATCATCTTCATTTGGGAAATCGGTTAAAAAGATATCACCATTAACACCAGTAATACGGAATGATGATGATTTGATATTAAATCCTTCTTTATCAGCGTGGAATTGGTTTCCGTAACACAGTTCATAGTTAGCAAAACCATCATAAACAGGAACTAAGTTCCTTCTCATCTTAATTGTAGTAATATTTGATGTTACTGCACTATCAACTTTATCAATTACATTCAAAAGTTTACTATACTTCAATCTACCACCAAATTGGTTAATATCAGTAGAAGCAGCATATGTATTGATTGCTTTTATTATATTTGATGCTAATCCAGTTTTAGATGCAGTTTGACCTGGATCATAAGATACTGTTGAGTTATATTCAACATACAGATAACTTAAATCAACAAATTCTTGCTTAATACCTGCAACTGTGTACTTCTTCAATCCCTGTTTGATTGCATCCTTTGTAACATCAGAGATAAATTCACCATATTTTGGTTTAATCGTAAGAAAAGCTTTACCATACTGAGGTGGAGTAAGTTCTTCTCCTCCATAAGCACTGACAGAATCAACATTGGAGAATAAAGAAGGAATCAAAGCAGTGTAATCGTTTGCTGTCACTGCCCTTTGCTGAGACGCATAGACCCTTGGAGCAAGGTATTTGATAGAATCTATGGATTCTATTTCTGCACCGTTCTGAGACGATTGTGTAGCAGTTACAAATGATATACCAGAAGTTATTGGAGTATCAAGATTTCCATATGTTAATTTACCTGCAAAACTAAAACTAGCAGCACCATTACCTTCTAATCCATTTGTCACAATGTATGTTGCAGCAATTATTCCTCCATTTGATGGTTTTTTACCTAATATTCCATCACCAAATAGAAGTTGATACCTTTCATCCTCAATTTCTTGTGTTAAGAATAATCTAGATTCACTATTTACCTGAAATATGTTCTCATATTGACTATATTCTTCAGTAATAGTGTCTTTTATTGAAACACGAATGGTAGAAGTGTCAATA